AACGAACCTTACGGAACAACAACTGTAGCTTGTCTGATTTAGTCTCACCAGGGAGCTTGTCAAAGTTTTGCAGAGCCAGGTAGTCATAGGCGTAGAAGATGATCTCGTGGCCTTTGAGTTCCATACGACGAATGCGGTCAAACATCTGATTGCAATCATCTTTGTTGGAGTCGATCACCTTAATAATCAATACCCAACCATTTGCTTTAAAGCAACTGCAAATAGCTTCGACGATGTCATCTTGAGCAGCAATGTTGAAATCTGGAACGTTGTCACTGTTAACAGTAATAGCTAGCTTATACATACGCTGGATAATAAGGTCCATGGTGTCTTCTGCCGATTCCAAGAGGATAGTCGGTATCTTAGACGGGTTACGCAACTGAGGCTTGTTATAGAGCCCTACAGAGGCTACCATGTGCGCTACAGTAAGCGACTTACCACGGTTAGTCAGTGCGTTAAGCAAGTAGAACTTACTACGACGAAAGCCACCATCCGGACTCAGTGCTTTATTGAGCGCCTGAATACCAGTTTTGATAATACCTTCTTTACTGTTTTCTTTCTTTGCCAGTGCAATAACTTCATGGAAACTAGTTGGCGACTCGGTGCTGATTTCGCAAAGTACTTCTGACTGTTTATCTTCGTACAACGTACCCATGCGTTCGTTGATGAGATCGGATAACTTTACCCAGTCGTCTTTTGTAATTTCATGGATGTCTTTGTAGAAGTAAGCTTTAGTTGCCCGCTTCCATTTATCCGAGAAACCTTTGTCTTCAAAGCTCAGACGGATATCGGTAATCTGTTTGTAGATTACTTTACGCGTCATCAAGTCGTCGTCAAAGTCTTCCAGACCGTCTTCAATTGCAAGTTTGATATCGTCTTGACCAACACAAAACAGACGAACCCGTTGCATAAGTGCTAATTTTATGATCGGCTCATCGTCAGGCTCTTTGAGGAGCCAAAGTACGGATGCTTTAATGCTGTCACGGAGTTCTTTATTCTGGACAAACACTTCCTGTGGCGGCGGTGGGAGTTCCTCGTAAAGCTCCTCCAGTTCTTTTAGCAGAACCTTATCTTTAAGTTTCTTGGCTTGGTACATTGCTGAAAGCAATTTGACTAATACCAGTAAGTCATTCATTTAAAACAAACTCCCCAGGAGTAACGCTATGATTCTCAGGACACCTAACGGTTCCCCGATCGAAGTATTCTTCTTGACCAACTCTATGGTTAAGTTGTTGGCTAAGGTCGGCATTCCGTTGAGCAACTTATCGACGATTGAGACATATCATCAAAAGGCAACTTACGGTGAAATTGCTCAAATCATTTCTATGCAATACCGCGCTGCAAAAGAACTCGGTGTTGCTTTGCTCGACCCAGATTTAATCTTCAGTAAAGATTATGAAGGTGAGATGTTAAAAGCGGCATTTAATAGTGTCGACAGTAAAAGCTTATCCGCCGCGTTTACCGACGCAACATCTTTTGGATACAGCTCTTTCAAAAGTAATCAACTCGTGGTTGTTATTAACGACGAGAACCAAACAACACCGCCCAGCTGGAGTAAGGCTTCTGCGCTAACATTCTCTGGTGCATTGTTGGAGGCCATCTTGCATGTTCACGGTTTCATGGAATCTCATTTCGGTGCGATTGTGGACAGTAAAGTAGGTGAGTTCACCATGGCTGAAGTTTACAAACTGCTGGGCAATCAAAACCCTTAAACCTCGTTTCAATATGTATGTTATGTGTAGTAGATACACAAATATATATATTTGTTAAACGTCCAACGCTTAAAAAGGAATTCCTTCCATGGCTTACAAACAGATTAAGATGGGTCTCAAGAACGAGGGTAACCTTGTTCAGCTGATCGCTGATGCACTGAAGAACGAATCGTTGACCGCGGTGCAAGGCCAGGAAAACTTTTCTGGCTTCTCGAGCAAGTTCGACCTGGCTCGTGTTCAAGGCGCTGAGAGCCAATCGCTGAATGGCATGCTGGCCACTCGTCTGAACGACAAGAACTTCGCCGCGTTCCAATCCTCGTTCGGCCGTACCACCAACATTGCTCCGAGCGAGCTGAAAGACATCGTTGAACGTACCGAAAGCTTCTACGGTACCGTCGATGGCCTGGAAGGCTTCTCGATGCAGAACTGGGAAGGCTCGGAAACCACCGTCAAAGCTCTGAACATGGCCCTCAACGCCCAGAGCCACTTGCAGACTCCTGGCGCCGAAGCACTGTTCGCCACCCTGACCGTTCGTTACGAAGACGAAGGCGTCCTGATGAAGGTTCGTGCCGCTGGTCTGGGTACTTACGCTTACGGCAACAGCGCCTGGCAGTCCGCCTCCGAACTGCAACCGATCTTCGGTCTGCTGCGTTCCGGCAAAATGTTCGCCGAATCCGCCCTGGCTGTACACCCTGTGTACCCTGAGTCGGACACCGACGACACCCGCGAGCTGTTCGTTCCAGCCGCCGACCGTACCCCATGGACCGCTACCTACATGGAAGCTGATGCCCTGGGCCGCGAAAACCACCTGACCAGCTTCCTGAAAGTTCCGAGCGTCATTCCGAACTTCCTGGGCCTGTGCGAAACCCCTGGCCAGCGTCCGTACACCGCTACCGACGAGATCGAGTCCAACTCGCTCACCGGTCAGACTCTGCAATTGACCGCTACTATCAAGGGCACTGTCAAGACGTTCTTCATCAACACCAAGGCGATGTCGAACAACACCTTCATCCCGACTTCGAACGGCCAATCGTCCGATGACCGCAAAATGGCCATCCTGCTGAACCGTCACAACGGTTTTGCTGTACAGGACAAAGACGGCCTGGAAGTTGGTGAGACCCTGTTCGCCGATCTGAAAGCAGCTGGCTACCGCCCTCTGCTGGACGTGTCGATGGACGGCAACTACCAGCGTCAAAAGAACGTCATGCGCCTGAACGGCGGCCAGGTTTCGATCACTGCTCTCCAGCACATCCCAACCGGTAACGTGATCACTCGTGATCGCGCTGATGACGCTCAGAAATCACTGTTCCGCACCCTGACCAACGGTTCCGTATCCGGTATCGAAATCACCGGTAACGTGACCAACAACTCGCGCGGTAACTTCGGCTACCGTATCGAAGTGTTCGATGCCGACAAGCACCTGTCCGTCAAACGTGGCGACCCGGTGTCTGTGAAATACCCAATCGACAAGCAAGACGTGAACCAGGGCTCCCTGGACTACGCGATCGAGCAAATGTCGGTGGCGATCAACAACCAGTGCTCGCGTAAAGCGTTCGACATGGCTGCTGAGCACCTGGCGTACATCACCTCCATCGACGGCCATGCTGTGGTCTCGAACAACCAGGGTTCCAACGTCCTGCCAGGCATGCACTACGTGCAAGCTGCCGCAGTAAACCGCAAGATCACCCTGGCCGACGTCGTATCGACCCAAGACAGCACCGGTGTGCTGGAAGCAGTCTGCGCCGTGTTCACCAACGAAATCAGCGACATCGTTTCGGCCCTGACTACCAAGTCCGGTATCGCCGCGATCGCCGAATACGGCGGTGCTACTTCTCCGAAGTGGAACATCATCGCTCACCAGAACCTGTGCCGCTTCCTGCTCCGTTTGGGCGACGCTCGTACCCTGGGTCCTCTGACCACCATGAAAGCCGTCGAAACCAACTTCGACAGCCAGATCGGTGAGATCCTGATCGTTACCCAAAACGATTCGACTTCCGATTACATCAACCCACTGGGCGGTGTCGGCGTCGTTGTCTCGAAAGAGAACATCGTTGTACAAGGTAACGTGACTCGTGATCAGCAGGACTTCGGTGTGGTCATGACCATCCCTACCTACAAACACTGGGCGCTCAACCCGATCATCGGTTCGCTGAAGATCACTGACGCCGCAGAGTTCCTGGGTGATAACGGTCTGCTGACCAAGCTGGCAAAACAGCGCATCGCCATCGAAGGTCTGGCTCCAGCTCTGGCTGGCATCCAAGGCGCCATCGAAGCGGGAAACCCGTAGGCCTCATCCTTCCATCGACCTACTACGGTCTGTTAGAGGGGCCTGCCTAGTACCCCTCTTGACACTGTCGATGAGGCGCGTTTAGGTTAGTTGCATCTGGTCTCTTCTACCTCACTCCTTTAAAAGGGAGTGGGGTAGTTGATTCCTTTTTTTTGCATTTTGCTAATCACAAAGAATATTTCAAACCTAAATTATCAAGGTAGGACATACTAATAAAGGTAGTTTGGAATATGAATAGTTTCAAGCTGGAGCGCGAAGTTATTAATGGATCTTCTTCGAGTGACATTGTCGTAAAGATAAAAGGTGGATTGAGTTACATTATCAAGCGTCGTAAAGAAGCTGATTACTCTCCAACTGGCGATGTCGTCGTTCTCAGGATGAATGGGGTTATTCCAACCTGCATTGAATTTGATCCAGACCAGGCAACAACAAAGTTTGACAAATATGTGATGGAAGCATTCAAAGGAAAGCTGGAAGAAGAGAAGGGGCGGGGAGCCTCCTATTTTCCTACCATGCCAATGAACATGGTAATCTACGTTAAGTTAACAGGAGACTTAGCAGAAGACGGTGGATACATTCACAGTGAAATGCTAGGTATGACTTTATATCGTGGAAGCGGCTATCTTTCCAGAAGTCCTATGAATGTTCCAAAAGCAACAATTGGGGATGTCCTTACTGCGTTAAAAGATTCAACCGGCAAACGTCGCATGGCATATTACTGTGTTTATGTAAATGATCCGGGTAGAACGCAACATCCGTATTACGTAAACCTGGGCGGTAAGGCTACTGAAGTGCCAGTAGAACATGACGCGGGTACTAACGCCGGACTCTACGTTGGAGTTGACAGCGGTAATACTTCACCAGATATTCTATTTTACAGTTTCGATGGCTTGGACAAAGAGTCCCTCGAAAAGCTTGGCGTGTTCATGAACAAGGCTGAGGCTACTAAAGGTGGTAACACCGAACGGTATGTTGAAGCTGAAGGCAAGTTGAAGGACATCTCTAAAGCGCTAGAGCGCAAGTCTGAAGAGTTGCGTGAAGCACAAGCTAAACTGTCCAAGCTGGAGAGACAACTAGACGAAGCTAATACCCAAATGACGTTCATGAAACAAGATCACAAGAACGCATTAGAGAAACTAAGAATGGACGCAGCTGCTGCGGCTCATAAGTCTTCTCGCTCGGAAATTAGCAGCAAAGAAGAAGCAGATCGCAATAAATTTGAAATGCGTAATAAAGAGTTCTATGCCAAAGTTACCCTTGATCATACCAGGAAGCATAATAACCTGAGTGGCTGGGGTGAGCTACTTAAAGGCGTAGGTAGCCTGGTCGGTATATTCTTGACAGGATTTAAACTCCTCTTCTCCTGATTGAGGTGTCACATGTTTCACTTGATAGCCGATGCAATTAAAGCGGAGTATCCACCCTTTAACCAAACTCTGATGGATGGGTTTCACTTAAAGGAATTTGAAGGAGTGCAGCGGTATTACGAAAACTCTCTAAAGGCTATCTTTAAGAGTATCGAAAGCCGAGGCGTATTCTTCCTTAATGTGGTACGGGTGTCCCCTCGCGAATATATTCGCTACCTGACCGCAAGCAGCACCCGTGTGTACGACATTCACAAAGAAACACTGTTCCCTGTCCGGCTCAACTTTGAGTATCGTGATAAAGGCGGGCAGATGATCCCGATGCATGCTTACACCATGCTTCCGTACTGTGACAGGTATGGCGACATTTGGTTGCGTGGGGTGCACTACAGTTTACAAGTGGTTCTGGCAGAGAAAGGTTTGCCAGTTGCTAAAGATGGTTCTCTGTTTGTTAAGGTCTTGGGCTTTAAATTCAAGATTGGTGTTGAACATTATAACTATGATTATGTGTTTGACCTCAGTGGGCAGACCAAGTATCGGACGGCAGGTATTAACCTTGCTAGCAACCGGTTCTACAGTCCTACCAACTCACGGAAGATAACCAGTAAAAATGTTCCAACTCCACTACTTGCCTGGTACGTGTTCGCAGACATGGGCTTTAGCAAAGCAATGGATATGTTTGGGGAGTGTGAGTACGAGCTTGGCCCGGTAGAAGCTCTAGTTAGTGACTGCAAGGCTAAAGACCGCTGGGAAATCATTACCAAGTCTAGCACGAACAATCCCAAGTTCTTGGGCGAGTTCATCAGTTTGGATTACGGAGTAGCAATCCGTAACAAGTCTAGTAAACGTACTACGTTGAACACGCTTGGGTTGCAGTATGCAGCGTCTTTACAGTTTGTGGCGGATTGCATGTCAAGTTACTTTGACGAATCCCGGATTGACGATCCAAGCTACTGGAAACTCCTGATTGGCCGTACGTCGGTTAAAGCAGGCGATCCAAATGAATACATCATGCGCCTGATGAATGATCACTTCATCTCGATCAACGAGTATCTGGATGACGACTCTATCAAACGATTTGCGGCCCAGAACATCATGGCCAGCAATATCTTTGATCTGTTCAATTACATCATTACTAACCGTAGTGAGATTGTTCAGACAACAGATCGCGCGACAATGTTTCACAAAGAGCTGGCAAGTGTCGAATTCACGATGGACAAACTCATCACGGCAGCCAACAGCTTTAAGCACGACATTAAGAACAATTCAGAGTTAAGCCACAAGAAAGTTTCACGTTTCATGAATAGTCGGTTCCATGCAAAAGAAATCGACAACGCACGTTATACCAACCTTATCCAGGAAGCTACCCCGACTGACGTTCCGTTTGTGGACTACATGCTGGGTTGCATGTCTCAGGACAAGGTGTTTACTAGTTCGTCTCGTAACAGGAAGAAAGGTGACTTCGATGCTAATGACAGCTCGACATTCATCCATACCTCGCAGCTGTTTGTAAACAGCCATTTGAAGGTATCTTCTCCCTGTCCAGATGGGCGGGGTTATCTCCTACCTAGCATCTATCTGATAAACGAAAAAGTAACCGCCTTGAACCCTAAGTTTAAGGAGGCTTATGAACAGTTTGATAGACGCCTTAAATTTAGAGAAACTATTGCATGAGTGATTCACTGCGTTCTACTAGACAGTTTGGGGTAAATCTGGACAACGCAAACCCGCCAGCCCAGCATCGTGGTATTGGTGGTATGGGAGGGCAACAACCGTTAGGTGTACAATCAGGTGCTATGGCCCCTGGCAGCACTATCCGCGCAATCATGGGTGGTGCTGCTGAGCGCAATGGACAACCAGTAGGCGGGTTTAACTGGCGTACTGGTGCTGGTGGTATTGAAACTAACGAAGTGCTAGCAGGGATGTTGGAGGCCGGTGGGGGGATTGATGCCGGTAGCCAAGAGTATTACATCTCCAAGGCAGAGTACCCGATGGTGCAGTTCTTTAACTTCATGATGCGTCGTGAACAAAAGCTGTTCTATCACAACTACATCACCGTTCGTGACTCGTTTATTCTCGACAACATCACCGGTGCGGTAGATCCAATAAAGAAAGACTTTGTAGATGAGATAAGTCGTCGTCCTGAGTTTATCAAGACAGTGGCAAACCAGGGTATGATTATCTTTGGTTATATCCTGATCGAAGAGTTGCGTCGCAGTAATAAAGAAGAGTGGACTCAGCAGGATTATTTTAATGGTGTGCAGTTAGCTGTTAGCCATTTGCTACTCCTGGAGTTCCTTAGCTGGATTTGCTACACCAAGAAAGGTCAAGGTTGGATTAATCGGTTGCCAAAGCGACTGGAAGATATTCTTAGCAACCTGGACAGATTCAAAGAGCAGTTCAGTATCATGTGGGATTTCTTTGATGCACCTTTCCCATATCAACAGCTTGACTTTGTAAAACGTATCAGTACACCGCTTGAATATGCACGACTTAACGATCCAGATACATATGCAGAATTCCTTGGGTTCACACCAGGCCGCAAGGTAGATGCAAGCAGCCAAAACATTGAGCTGCAAAAGACTTTTGAAATGATTCGCCGTAATGCACAAGAGTTCAACACCGGTGGTTATCAAGAACACCAATATCAGGCCGCTAGCCAACCACAACATGAAGAGGTCAATATGACTTGGGGTAACTTCCGTAACGATCTGGAAAATCTCGACATACAAAACAAACACACGTTCGATCTGAACCACTACTTCAAGTTCACCGGCCGGACTAACCACTATTACGTGGCAGAAGGTGACTGGAAGTACATTCAGCGCGTGTTCCGCCGGCATCCAGACCAGCGTCAAGAACATGCAATTGCGCACAACATTTATCGCGTAGTTGTCATCGACCTGGAAAAGAATGATGGCTGGTTTAGCTACCCAGTACGTTTGGAGAACGTTGACGTGCCAATCCTCATCCAGAACCCAGCACTCCTGTTACCACCGCTCGACAAAATGCGCGCAGACGGCGATTCGTATCCGCCGATTGTTCCAGTATCTTTGGAAGAAGCCGCAGACAAAGACCTGGTAGTGAAAATCCCTCTGATCAAGAAACACGGCAAAGGCACTCCAGCCATTGTTGTATCTGATCCAGTGGTGTCCACTGATTCGCGTGCAATCCTCGCCGACATCAATCTGATCACCAACAAAGTAACTTCCAGCCTGAAAGGCCAAGCTGCTTGCGTGTTCACTGACGTCAGCTCTTGGGACGTGTACGAAGTAGAACGCCCGGAAATCAAAACCCGATTGTTCCAGGACCTACCATTCCTCTTCGCCGACAGCGAAATGGATGTGCGTCCAAACTTGGTGGAAGCCGGTGCGCTGTTGCGTCATTACTTTGAACAAGGTATCATCCCAGAAAAGCTGGCCGATTTCATCAACGGTCGTTTGACTGATGTCACTAACCAATGGCTGGTAAACAGCTGCGGTTACAACGCTCTTGAAGGTAAGGGCGGTGGCGGCAAGCTTCAGATCAAGAACTTCGTTAACGACATTCAGGATCTCAATGATCACCTGCGTGGCAAAGACGCCCTGGTTTGGAACATCCTGATTGATAGTGAAGCTGACAACTACATTACCAGTCACCTCAAAATGTTCCACAAAGTTAACCGCTTCATCCAAAGTCCGGAAAACATGTCAGCTATTGACAAGTTGAAAGACGACAACAATGTTTACTTCATTCGCGATTTCTATATCGCTAACGTTGTAAACGACGGCGGTCCGATTCATGCCGAAACAAACGTTGCACAGTACATCAAACGTAGTGTTCTTCCAGAACTCTTCCAATTGGTAGAAGTGCAGGTAGAAGTAGAGGGTGAAGATTGCCTCACTGGTTATCGTGATCACCTGATCCGTTTCAGCAGCACCGAACACTTGTGGCTGTTCAGCTACAGCGTCGAAGATCGTAACGTGGCAACACTGCGTCACATCAATGCCGAAAAACCTTTGGTACTGTTGAAAACTGATTGACTGTAAATAACTCTACTGGCCCACAAAGGCCAGTAGAGTTATACACTATTGTTTTAACTTTTGAAATGGTTCAAGTCTATATTACTTGGGTAGATAACAACAGTAAATCATTTGATTACTAATCAGGAGTTCTATCATGCAAGTAGTTAACAATTTCGCAGCAGTACTGGCCGCAGTAAACACCTCCGCCGGTTCTTGCAAAGATGACCATGCGTGCGGCGGTATGCGCAATATCTTCGGTCTCGCTAAACTGGTTACCGGCAATAAAGAATTCACCGTTAGCCTGCACGATGCGCGTTACTTCTCGCTTAACGCGATGTACGTCGACTCGTTCAACCTGCCACATATCAGCCGTGATAGCTGCGGCGGTGTAGTTGAGAAGTTTGACAAAACCATGGAGCAATCCATTCTCGACTACAACGAAAACCAATCCACCAACATCATCACAGCAAGCTTCATCTCCGACGTCCATTTCCTGGTCGACGGTAAGCTGCAAGCAGTTGATCTGGTATCTCCAGAAAAGCTGGCAGAGCTGCAAGCAAAAGTAAAAGAAGGTTATGACGCTTGGAAAGCTCGTGACGTCAAATAGTCCCATCCGGGAAAGCCCTAACTGGGGCTTTTCTTTTTAGTAAAAAACCAACGATTTTAAATCAGGAGAAACACCGTGGAAAATGCACAACCAAAGTTTGCCTCCCAAGAAGATTTCCAGAAAGTATTCACTTTCAGCCGCCCGGTCCTGGACGCGTTCCTGGACACTGGCGAGATCCCACGTTTTAACAGTTTTCCAATTACCATTCCTGGCCGCCTGCTTTTCAAAGAACGTGGTGACACCGGACATCCCTACGTGGACGTCTCTGTTATCGCACAAGCCTTTGCAGATATCCGCCGGGTCGGTAACTGGCCTAAAGACTTCCTGCGGCTGGAAAACCTGTTGGAGCGTATCACCGCGACACTGCTGAACATCCTGGACATGAACGAAGCAGAAGCTTTCTCCGAAAACTGCATCTTCTTCATGGCACCACCAAACACCAACAACGTCATCGACTCCATCGCCAGCATGAATGCCGCGCAAGGCGCCAAGACGCAGTACTGGGCTTACCTGTACGTCAACAAAACTTTCGAACCAACGCCGGTGGAAGTTGACGAAGCAATGGCCCTGTTTCACAAGATCGACTTCGATCGTTTGAACAAGATCGCCACCGAAGTCCAACTCGACCAGGGTGACGAAATCCCTACCACCTTTCCAATGGTAGTGAAACTCACCGATATCCTGGAATACACCGACGAAACGGCAACTATCAAACCAGAAACTGTGGTTGGTCATTTGCACAACGTGTTTCAGGCCGGTAACTGGCCAGAAGCTTTCGGCGACGCACAAGAGTTTGCCAAGAACTTCATGGCGTTCATCACCAACCTGGCAACAATGCACGAGCCGGAAGAGTTCGGCTACAACGAAAGCGCTTTGATCTTGTTTGCAACCGAAGAACAAGTTCCTGGCATGATCGCCGTAACTGAGCTGCACGATCTCAAAGACATGCCAAATGTCCACTGGGTTCTGGCAAACGTAAACAAATAAAAGATATACTACTCCTACCGCGCAAGCGGTAGGAGTAGTAGTCTCTAGTCTTTTATTTTTTGCCTTTCCAAGGGTTGTAGTCTGGAGAAGTTGGATCACTGCTACCAGAGTTACCGTCGTCAGCGGGTTCATCAGTACCAGTTTCTTCGCCTTCTTCAGTACCTGGTTTGGTATCACCAGTCTCCTCAGTTTCCTCTTCTTCAGCAGGAGGTTCTGCATCAACGTCGAGGTTATCGCCACCAGTACCTGGTTCAACATCACCAGTCAGACTAGTCTCGCCGTCTAAACCACCATCTTGAGTTTCTTCTTCTTCGCCGCTGGCTTCATCAATGTCGCTGCGCAGCTTATCCAGCAAAGCCTTGTGAGACTTCAGGAATGATTTATCATTCTTGAGTTTCTCGGTCATGTATTGAACAAAGAACTCTTGCGAGTTAGCCTGCTGATGAATAATACCATGTACCAGAGAAGCAATACCACCACTCTTACCATCATTGACAACATCGTCAAATGGCATTGGAATGTTGTAACGTTTAAATGCTTCGGTGTAAAAGTAAGCTTTAACATGTTTGAGGATTGTTTCACCGCTTGCCTTGCCATCGGTAAATCCAAGGCCGGTAGCGATGTCAGTGAGGATAGCCCCACCACTTGCAATCTCCATCCACTTAGTAACCAGTGCATCAACAGCTTCCAACTGGTTCTTCAGTTTGTCAGTAGACTCAATGCTGGACGGAATAGGGAAACTAACCTTAACCGCAGTAAAGAAGTCAGCCAACAACATGTTTACAACTTGACCCTCATCACCAGCGATAGTTTCTTTACTACCTTCTGGCTTCCAAAGCTTCTTGTTTTTTACAATTACTTCGACCAATGCGTTCAACAGAGGCTCGTTTACACGAGTATGTTTACGCATGAAGTCCACAACGAAGTCAGCCAAGGTATCCTGCCAGTTAGCAGCTTGGTTAACAACCATGTCGTGTTCAGTAATTGCTTCAATCTTGAAGTTATTAGAATCGTCACTAACGTCCAACCAACTGCGAGGAGTGTGGAAGTAGTTAGCAATGTCATTCATAACTTTTTGACGCGAAGTGTCATCCACCGGTTTAAAGTGGTTCTTCTCCATATGCTGCATGTCGATTTCAGGAACGGCTACCAATGGGTTATCACCGGCGTTAACTTTAATAGTCAACGACGAGTTACGCATCGATTCCACAATGCTTGGTACTGAAAGCTGTGCAGAGGAAATCAGACTATGAAGACCAGGGTTGTTATCGTAGAACGAAGCCCGTGCAATAGCAGCCGTGTTCTCAGGGTCCCCATCCTCTTTACCATGCGTGATGTTCATCAACGTATGGGGTTGCGCAGCCTCGAGGTTAGCCAGGGTGTCAGCGACGTCAAAAGCAGCCAGACGGGCAATATGCATCTTAGCCAGTTGTGTAAGCGATTGACCGGTACCAAGTTCGCTATACTTCAGCGCCATGTAGGTAATAGCCTCACCAGGGATATACAAGCAACGAACACCCTGTTTAGCAAACATACGAGACAAGAAGATCTTGTTGACTTCCTCGTCCAGAGTAATGCTTACCGAATCAGCCTTGTCGCTAATAACAGCCGACGTGAACTGACGAATGAGGTTAGACCGGTTAATGTCTGCAAACTCACGCATGTCGAAATCACATGGTTTACCAGACTGAACAGTACGAAGACTAGAGATGATAGCGTTCTCGCTACCAGTCTTGTTCTTGTTACTGAGCCCGCCTCTAACAGCTGAAGTGGACTGATAGTACTCAGGGTCGGTAGTGTTCTTAAGGAACTCACCAGTATCACGATCCATCAGAACAATGATATCCGGATTCGCCCGGCGTACACCATTACGATGAATAGGGATACATGCCTCACTAGGGATATGGAAAACCAACCCACGACCGTAAGGTGCTACTGACAGAGTATCAATGCTTTTAACAAACTGCATCGATTGAGAACGAATGTTTCGGCTTGGGTAAAGTTCCCGCGCAATCTCAGCAACCTGATGCGAATCCAGGTTTTGGGTAGTCGCGTCAGATGGAGCAGCCTTCTTTCTTTTTTTGTCTGTGTCGTTAGGACCGATTGGATCGCGATCTTTGTCTTTCTTAAGAGCGCGTTCCACCATCATGTTGATGTTTTCTTGACCAACTACACTACCCAGTTGCTCTTCTCGACGCTTCTGGTGAAAGCGAGGTAGGAACAAGCAAGCAGGGTTATCCGTAATTGTGATATCAATATCGTTGGAAGGGTCAAACTCATTATCAAACAGACGATACTCGTCTTCCTGAACAGACCCGGCATCCTTAAGCAAGCGCTCCAAACCGTTAATAACAGACGGGGCGGCTTTCTTGTTAGGGTCTTTAATGAATTTACCGAGGTTACGAACCTTTACCTTGTTATTGGTAGGGTCGTTTGCAAACGAGTTGTTAAACTCGTTCATAGCTGCTTCACGGAACTTACGCTCGTAAAGCTGGAAAGCCTCGGCACCTTCTCTAGCTTTGGCGTCAAGAGGCTCATTTTCAGAATTGTGTTTAGGGTCAACTTCACTACCATTAATCAGGTAATCAAGACCAGGACGACTAAGATTAAAAAGGACGTAACTCCCCGTATTCCAGAGGATATCCTTAATCATTTTGCTAAGATCTTCCTCGATCTTATAGTCGTTGGTGAAGTATTCTTCCCACACCTTAAGCAGTTCTGTATGCAATGCGACGTTCTTCAGCTTGGAAGGCAGCGTGCTGTACGTAAGAATCTTGTCCTGCTTACCGTTAGGGTAAAGCAAGATAGTGTCCCAAATCAGCTCTGCTTTGTCCACATACGGCGTAATGGCACGTAGGTCAGTCACCGCATTGATGTTGTTGCTTAAAACGTCACTGAGACGCTGTAACTTATATTGGTTAACGGTTTCTACACCGCCAACATCACCTTTTTCTGGTGACACGCCATTAAGAGGAACAGCGTTGCGAAGAGTGGACCGAATATACGTAGGCATGTTACTAAAGTTTTGCCGTACCTGAGTGATATCTACGGGGGTATTGCCCACCGTAGTGGACCTAGATCTATACGACATGTGAATTCCCTTAGCGAGTTAACTTATGAATAATGCTGATAAAGACAGGTACTTCAGGGACATCTTTTCCCTTGCAAGAACCATGGTTATCAAAAATGAGGCGTTAGCAAAACGATATAACCAGGCCCTAGAGCGTGTGGGTTATATTGTAAAAGAAGATAAAGCTACTTGGCGGTACTACATGAACCTTAACGGGGACTATCATGAGACCGACGTACCAATGACCGTTAACTCTCTGGATAACGACGAAGAAATCGTCTTTAACAAAGAGAACCTGCGTGTTCACCTGATTACTTTCCGTGAATACGCTAAGGGCGGTTATTGGTTTAAACGGCTTACCGAACGTTATCCAGCTCAACCAACACTGATACGCGGCATACTCTCCCCGATCCCTTATGCGGAAACGATTCCCGCCGATGACTATAAGATTCTTCGGTACAATGAAAAGTTAGTATTGTGGAACGAGGACCAGTTAATTCCAAAGCTTCAAAACTTTATTAAGTCTGAAGTCAGTCAGCTTTTTAACAACGAATATATCGGTACGGATAACTTGTTTCTCCCTACCATGAGCCGTTTGCTTATGGCTGACGTCATCAAAGCAATTCACACAATTCGCATTGAAGACATGTACACTCGGCACAGTCATGACTTTTATATCTGGAGCCACATTGATTCCTACGGGGATTTCTCCAAATATAAAAATAGTCTTAACCGCGAACAAACCATGTGGTTGTTTCGTAACATTGCCTGGATTAAGAATAACCCCGGGCAGACGTTGACGTTTAATAAGCTGATGGAGAATTTGCTGACTATTGCAAATATTCCGCTGGCTAAGTTTGACATGGTGGAAGGTACCGCAACGCAGCTGGAAGATCTTAGTCCAACTCCGTTGTATCGCCGTCTTAACCTTAATCTCATTGAGGACTACGGCCGGGAACCCACCTACAACACCACTGAACAGATTATTCTTAAACAGCAGTTGTTAGCCAGGGACAACTACGATCAAACGGCCATCTATCAACAGGACGCCTTAGAACGTGGTAAGTACAGTCTTCACTCGGAACTACCTACTAAAGTCTTAGAATCTAGCATGCGTGACTACACCAACCGCCATGCTGATACTTTGATGTCTGTTGTGTATAACGAATGGATCTATCTGGTTGGCAATAACAAGTTCACTGGTCGTGTTGTCGTGTCTGATCCAAAGACTGGCAAACAAATCAAGATGACAGTTGCCGATGCGTATCACATTTGGCGGTATCTGGTCGATTATAGCAATGGGTTCCACCCTGTTGACATTGGTCCAGTTTATTACCAGAACGTGATGCGAATTAAGCCACCTAGTCTTGCAGACGTCTATGAGGCTGGCGGTAAGAACTTTATTTACCCCGAATACCTTGCCTACGATATCCGCAACATTTGGTTTCCAGTTGCTAACTTTGTAGCCCCTGACTATCTTGTCCAGTACGCCTTTGAGGTTTATGAGGCGATGTGGAAACACAAGAAGATGTACAGTCAGTTTTACGATCTGAATAAACGTGCTCGAGTTAAAAACGCCACTAAGACAGTTTACGATTCAGGTTTCGTTAAGCTTGGCGAATATACCAAGTACGATCTGTTGTTGCGTGATTACAACCTGGACTTCTCTGACTACTCAGCGGCTGAGTGCAAAACGTTTGCCTGGGATATCTTTAAACGTGTGACTGGCTGGGATACCAATATCCAACCAAACATGCGGGTCAAGCAAAGCGACCTTATCGATATCATGTCTCGGCTCTCTTCGTACACCATCCATTTCATTAAAGAGATGGCTGATGAGATCGGTGTTACCGAACTTCCAAACGAAGTGTCAGTTGGTGACAGTAAACTGACAGGCCCTGGCAATAGTCTTGATGCTGACTTTGGAAACGTGATGCTTAACGTCCAATCCAACATGGACGGTATCCGAGAACTTGAATCTGTATTGGCCTTTTTGTTTCCAGATAGGCCTACTATTGAAGCGGACATGGCTTCGACCATCAAGCTGAAAGATAACAACTTCATTAAGAGTGTTGACAAGTTCAAGCACTCTTTTGAATACACTGTTAAGGTTCAAGATAACTCGTACATCCGTTCTATTGGTAATGACGACCCAATTAACTACTTCATAATACCTGACACGTATTACGGCATTTTGGGCACACCTGACGATACGTTCTACATCCCAAGGACTTACTACGGGTTGTTGACGCCGCCTGATGACACGTTTAACCTCCCTAAAACTTATTACGGAGTGTTGGCTAAACAGACTCCTCCTAAGAAGGATGGTAACTAGTCATGAGTAACAAAGCCACGCAGCTCATCAAAAAGAAATACTTTGAAGACTTGCGCATTACTGATAAAGACATCATTGCGGCAACGCAATTCGACTTGGTAACTGTTAACCGTAGAGGCAACAATGTCTTTCAGGTTAGCAGACCAGGTTCAGAAACAGTCTATCACGAAGTACGCAAGGTAGACCTATCAGGGCTTAACAAACTTAAGTCCCTGGTAATTCCACCACGTAAGACTTCCGATGTCGACATCACAACTAATAAAGCTCTCATGGCCGATTGGATTTATCGCCGAACCGGTCATGAGTTGCAAGAAGAAGACATTAGTCGGTTGGTAGTCGATCGTGACAATGTTTTAGTGGTGATCTCCTCAGATTCTATGCGCTTTAAATCAAGCTTCCAACTTATTCGTTCATAAGGAATTCACCCATGGCTTTGTCCGCCTCTGAAATTCAAGACCAGAACCGGTCGGAAGTACCTACACAAACAACCACCAACACGCCTTACGGCAACATTATCATGAAGTGCCTGGCCACGCGCCAAGGGTTCACCCTGCCAAAGTACTCCACCCTCAATGAACGTTACGACATCATGGCCGAAGAATCTATCGGGCCAAAGATGCCGACTAACTTCGAGCTGAAGTATTTTGGTGTTGGTATCCGTGGTGCTAATGCCATTGGTCAGAACCCGCTGGGTGTGACCATCATGAAGGTTAACCAGCACCAACCAATCGACATGAACTTGTTTGTTCATATCCCGGTTGCCTGCCGTCCGGTTGATAACGATTTTGACAACATTAACCGTGGCAAGTATCGACTGCGGGTTATCGAGAACGGTTTCGATGGCCAAGCTTACGTGTTCTACTACCTGCGTCTGATTGACTTCTCTCGCTACAACCCGGAAGTCAACAAGATTACTCGTGACGAGAATGGTAACGAACTGCCAGTACCGTTCGTGCCAAGTCGTGACAGCCTGTTTAACCCACAGCCTGTCTCCACTACTAGCGAAGGTAGCGTTCCTGTTTCCAACACCTACATCAACTCGTCGGCTGTTCTTGGTTGCAGCTTTAACCAAGGCGACCTGCAAGAGTTGGCTAACGCTTGCCAGAAGAAGTACGGTGATGCCAGTTATGCGGCTATCAACGAGACCATGGTCTGCTGGGGTGTTGATACTCAAATCGACGGACAAACTGGTGGCGGTGGTACCATTCGTTTTGCAGAAGTACAGAGTGCTGTTGCTGCACACTACATCACCGAACGTGACGCACGTAGTGCACTGAACAACGAACGTCTGAACATGGACTACGACCACGGTGCCAGCGAACCAATGCTGATCTTCACTAACTCTACCGCCGGTGCGGCTTCGCAAGGAAACTGATCATGGACGCATTAGCCGCCTTGGCTGATCAGCTAGGTTCCGTTAATGCGCATCTCCCACTTACTGAGGGGATGTACAGCTACGATGCCATTGAGCTGATTAGCACCATTTACATGCCGGCTTTCCGTTTGGATCAAACCAAATATGCGGTAAGCCAAGCGTATCGCAATACTGAAGGCAAGTTGGTTATTGACATTATTGAAGCTGAGACTGGTAACTCGTTGATGACGTTTATCAACATGGTCTCTGGTCCAGTCAAAGGTGGTCCAGATGGTCTGACACCACCTAAAGAAGTCATCTCCTTTTTGTTTGAGCCTCTTAAAGTGGACATGGCGGAAGAACTGGAGTTCTTGAAAAAACTTCCTATGGGCGTTCCGCTACCACAGTTTGAAACGGTTAACACCGAGTCTTACGAATTGGCAACCCTCTTAAACAACTATAACTACAACGGTCGCTGGATGTCTGGGACCTTTGGTGAGTTTTCAGCTTGTGGGTTTGAATTGGTTTATTTGGGGGATAGCAAGAAAGCCCCAAAAGACTTTGTAGTTGGATTATCGCCTTTGGTGGCTATCATCAAGCTGCACTGTGGTAACGTTAAGGGCCACATATGTCTAAGGACTTAAAAACTCCTGAGATAGTAAGGGTCATAGGAATTGACCCTTCTACCACAAACATGGGTGTGTGCATTATTGATGTGGATCTGACAGTTAAGACTCCTTACAAGCTGGTGTATTTAAACACCATCAAGGGAGATAAAGTCCTCTACGACATACCCGTGCAATACGACGATACCAATGGAACATCTGTGGCTGCTCGCAGCTGGTGCTTGGCCAGGGCTCTAGGAGAGCTTTTAGACTACTATACCACAGAGTTTGTGTTACATGACGATGGAGAGATGGAACTTCGTGAACGTCATCTAACGGGTATCATCGAGGACAACTTCTTAGGGGCTGGTGTTTTAACCTTTAAGCAGTTGATCCAGTTTGTGTCTTTGGCTCAAAATGCTTACATTAGTCGCGGCATTCATGTGAGTAGTGTTCTCCCTAATCCAGCAAAGGACATTGTTGGGGCTAACTTTAAAGGTAGCCAGAAAGAGGATGTTCACAAGGGTGTTATGGCTTACGAGCATCTAGACTCTACGGGGTTTGATCTCACTGTAATTGACGAGCACAGTGCTGATAGCGTTGCTGTTACACTGTATCGTTGTGAAATGCTTGCCAAACACTATGGGGTTTTTCATGAGTGATCAAGTGCATGACAACTGCCTTTCTGGGAAGTGCCTTGTCGAAACCCAAAATGACGTAGAGAAAGAAGTATTCGGGGGAGAGACTGTTCGTCTTCGTAACCTGGGTGGTCTTACTGCGTCTATCACGGTTTGTATTACTGCTCTGATCAACTCTGCTGTAATTTACCTTTCCGTTCGGGATCACAATGTATGGCCTAGCGAGACGAGCATGTTTATCATGGTTGTCGGGCCAGTCCTTATTGCCTGGAGTTGGATGTCTGTTAACCAGACCCTGAAGACTTTGTTTAATGGTGCCAGCAGCATGACTCGTTTCCGTAGCCGTGTAGCTAACATCATTGCTCCAAGCCCACCAGCCCAACCTGATGACAGACAACAGTAGAAGTTGACTAGTTATGTGCCGATGCAGCTATAACCCCTCTAGGAGCCCTTGCAGGCTCCTAGAGGGTATATGGTTTATGTTTGCATCTTTACTAATTAGGGTGGTTTAAGTGTTGTGGTCGGCTGACGTGGGGCAAGGTCAATGATACGGTTCATGTTCTTGACCAATTGCTGAATTGTCTGCTTAGCGCCCCAGAGGGTTATATCCTTCTCATCCAATACTTGTGTGGTCTGGATGAGAATTACCCTAGTGATCTGGTAGCACTGGTCCTTTTCCGGAAGACTGAGATCCTGGCGGAGACAGTTGTTGCGTTCCAGAAATGAGGAGAGTTCCGATACGCGCCCCGAAGGTGGGTCTGGAGTCACCTCCCGAAACTCCGGCGATACCTGGGTCAGTTGCTTTTGCAGTAAGGTCAGTTGGTTGCTGTACGTGTCGTACTGGGCCTGGGTCGCTTGTACCTGGAGGTAGGTATTTGCTTCCGAGACCGTCGGGTTGTGGTTGCATGCCGTAATTAATGCCACCATTGGTAGCAAGAGTACCGTCATCCAAATCCGGGACACCATACATTCTAGCCAGCGTGGCATAGTTGTCTCCTCTCAATTTGCTTTGCGCGGTAATGCGCTGTTGGAGGGTTGTCTTAAACGCTTGATCCTCCTGAGCAAAGTTGTCAGCGGTCTTTACCATCTGACGAATCTGCTCAGTTGCATCACGCAGCGAAGCGAGTGCTTCTTGGTCCAACTTAACCGGCCGAGGAAAGAAGTATTGAACTCCAAGTATTACAGCCAGAATAAGAACAACGAAGAAGGTCGCTATTGATCGAAACTTGTCGAAAAATAACAATGCCTTGATCTCCTGTCCCATGGGTTTAATCCCCCTGGACAATAGCCCTTATGTACAGCAGGTATCCGCTGTGCAGTTTGCTAGGGTCATGTCGATTAGTGAAACCATGATAGAGGTTGCCCTCATTATGGATGCCGGTTGTTTTGTTTGCGTAAACACGTTGAACACCAATATCAATGTCCAAGAGTCTACGGTTAATAATCCGTCGGACGTAGTACTTAGGAAGCAAGCCGTTGCCCGTGAGTAACGGGATCTGTTTTGTTTCTTCCGTGTGGTAAGTAAACGGGTACAAATAACTCACCAGTGGTACTAGCGAGGCATATAACCGAGGATTATCAAAAATTACCATAAACGAAGAAAGATCTGTAAGCAGCTTAGTGAAGAACTCCTCAGTACTGAAGAAATCCTTACCTACCACATCACGGTCCTTGTCTATAACAGAACTTAAATCGATCAGTTGCTTAGAGTCAAAGATAGCAGAGAACCAGTCTACCTTATTGAGCTTGATAGCAAAACTGTCGTTACCTCTTGGTTGGACTACATCGTTCTGGTAGAGTCTCCCTCCGATACTCATCCAGACGGTTTTGTCCTTTAAAGACACCTTGCTTGAAACATGAAGATATTTGACATCCCCAATAATCTCAAACTTAATATCTTCAGCAGCAATAGGACGAGTAGTAAGCTTACTCACCGTATTGAAGTTCAAGTAATTAACATGGATGTTATCATCCACATTAAAGTGTTTGCCTGCATTGAGAAGGTACACACAACGATTACCTTTTACAGCACGAACAAGGTGACCATTGATTGTCCACAACCCGCGGGTTACCAATGCATCAAAATCTACTTCGGAGTTATCGGTCTTAACTACACGAATGTCCGGAGCGTCTGCTGTGTTGTACATGTCTTGTCGATCGTCACCAGCCAGGGCATTACCAGGCAAAAGGCTAAACCCTTTGTACTGGATGTCATGAGTTGTGACGAAGCGATAACGGTCACCAGGGACAGTATCTTCAATCTTGAGGGGTGTGGTTGCCTTTGTGTCTAACCACGCCTGTATGTTACCAGGGAAGACCCCAAGGTCTACCAAATAGTACTGAAGGTCTATTGCTACGTCCTTATTACTGTACACATCGGTCACAACAATAATCAAACGACTGTATTCAGTAAAAAGTGTATTACAGGGAATACCTGCAATATCCAGTAACTCATCTCCTTTGGGAGAACGACGACTAACACCAACAGCCCTTTTATAGCTGTACATAGGGACTGACTCCAGTGGATTCTATGAAATTGTTAAGGGGGTTTATCTATAGTCCTTAACGTACTTTAAGGGGTAGGCTATAAAATGCGAACTACTCCAGTAATTATTAACAGGAGCAACACCCATGCCTGCACCAATTTACAACTGGAACCCCTTTCAAGAACGCATCGATTGCCGCGTTGAAAACGAAGTAGTCAAGGTAGCCAACGATACTACCCGTCGCGTGTTTGTAGTTCGGGCTGGTCCGTTCTTTAGTGCGGCTCGTAATAACGGGGCAGCCAAGAAGTTTGTTCTGAAACGCCAGTCTAGCAATGTTGAATTGGAACTGGGTGTTGACTACGCTTTCTGCAATACCTTTGACCGTTTCATGGACAAGTACAAACGAAATGTTTACGGTGCTTTTGTCTTGCTGAAGCCATTTCCTGGTGAAGTGCTTGTAGCGAGCTATGACACCATTGGCGGACCATTCATCCTTGATGACGTAGCATTTGCTACCTTGGTCGCTAACGTTGCTAACAGCCCTCGTCAGGCAAGCTGGGATTCCCTCATTGGCGTTCCCACCGCATTCCCAGCAGATCCACACGAACAGCCTTTGGAACAGACTTACGACTGGCTGGAAGCTTACGCTGCTCTTAAGTCACTTATCATTGTCATGACTGATAAAGCGGCCCAAGGTGACGCACTGGCCCTTTTGGAAGACCACCTGAAAAAACGTCTTCCAGAAGCACATGCCGCATCCACTGGTGATATTGGTATCCCAGACGTAGCTAACCTTCGCCCGTCTACTGAAGCAGACCTGGCCGGTGCCGATGGCAACGTAGCCGTGACCATGAATGTAATGAAAGCATTTGGTCGGCAACTGCGTGACGGTACTGCAAAACTCGATTAAGGGATAACCGATGAATTTTCCTATTGTTCACGAATACCGTAACGACATTCTTAACCAGAACCCCGAGAACCGTGTATTGGGTGAGCCCTTTAAGGTAATCAAAGGTCCTGGTAGTCGTATTGTTATTCCAGTTCACGCTCCTTTCTTTGTTAAGTCTTTGCGCCTGTACAACGCCAACATGGAACCGCTTACCAAAGCAGACGATGAAGGTGTTGGTGATTGGCGCATGTACAAGATCATGGGTGGTTTGACCGAGCTTACTGCTAAACCAGTCGGCTGCATGATCGAGATCTTGAACCCAGACGTAACTGATGGGTTCTTTGATTACGACATTGTTGGGCACTTCAGTTTGTTTGATAACACACTGTTGCGCTTGATTCTTGAGACCGCCGAAGACAACCGTCCGGTCTACTGGGAAAACCTGCGGGACAAACCTGTTGTATTCCCACCAGAACTGCACGGCATGAGTTTGATCTACGACATGATCGCTTTTGGCGATATGGTAGAACTTATTACCCTGCTTCTTGATTACCTCAACGCTAACTCGCGTACCCCAACCCAGATCAAGATTGAGCATTACCTTGATTTGCTTAACAACTACATTACGGTATACCGGACTGAGTTGCTTAAGAGTTTGGCACGACATGAAGGTAGCTATGACGCGCATGGTTTGACCAAAGGCCAGATTGGGCTGCCTTTAGTGGACAACTTTGCCACAGCTCGTGGTGATGATCTGCTCAAACCTAACAACGACATGCACCTGACACCGGGTGGTCTTAAAACCATCATCAACACCCTGAGCTTTAACGCCCCAGAGTTGCTGGCCAGTAACAAGGTGCCGTTGAGCAGCTTTGGTAACACTAACTTCATCCCGGCTAACATTGACGGTTCTTTTGAAGGTTTCGGTGGTGTTACTGAAGCGGGCGGCATGTGCTTAGAGAGTGACGGGACTATTACTTTCCTGTGGAACCGTATGGATGGTCGTACTGCTGGTTTGTATTACAGTGTAATGCAAGACACGGAAGATTACGCCAAAACTAAGCTTGTGTACTCCGGCTTTAAATACGAGCACCCTAAGTTTGATGCGGATAACGCGAGTGTCGACCGTATTGCACAGGGTAGTGGGGACGAAGTAATCCTGGTGGGGGATAGTCGTAAGAACTTGTTTTACGTTGGTGTGACGAACGGGTCTCTTGATCCAGCAAAACACGTTTACTCCAAAGTTAACTTGCAGCCAATCGTCGACGCAACATTTGGCGGTGGGACAAACATAATGCCATCAAGTTTGTTCCCAATGCTGAGCGTTGCTTTAATGGGTGAATGGATTTACTTGATTCAGTCCTCAAGTAAAGGTAGCGGTCTAGCTCCAGGTGTTGGTTACCCGCTAGTTGGTAAACAGTTCTTCAGGGTTAAGCTGGCTGACGTTCAAGCGACCATTAACGTTACTCCAACTCTACAATTGGTTTCCTTTGTTGACGCGGATGGGGTACAGTGGAATAACTCCACTTACTTCCGTTGGTATTCTTTTGTGAACGCTAACGGGTTAACTTCTAAAGCATTGTTTACTTATTCGCCAACCCCGGCTAACGGAGTTATCGGTAACTATCGTTCACTCCCGGTCATGGTTGCTGAGGACCCTTCCCGTAAGGGCATCTACGCGATGAAGTTCCTATCTGCGTATTACGGTTCTCACTCCACACCAACGGGCCAAGGGCAGTTCAACTTTGTCCCAGAGATTAACTATGATTTTGATCCAGTAACTGGAGTAATGACACTCACGTCTAAAACAGCAATACCACCCACACTGAACATTTTGGGGTCGCCTATACTCCCTAGTGAATACGTTCAAAACAACGTTTTTTATTCGCTGGTGTTTAGCTACGCCGGGCAAGGTATTAACGTATTGCCAGACGGACGGATCGCTAGTTCCGCAGCAATGGGGTTCAGCGGGTTCCCTAGAGTCGGCACTCTCTTTGAGATTGTTAACGCCAAAACAAAATACGCAACCATTTCTAAATTCTGGGGACGTGGTTGGGATGAGATGTCTAACTTCGGGTCTTGGCAAGAAACTATTGCCAGCCCGTTAATGTCGTCTATTAACGTCCGTGGGTTACTGTATCGTCCAGGTGGTGAGCATTACATTGCGGCTGACCGTACAGACCTTGGTAAGCTGGAACTTTTCTGGAAAGATATCAACGGGAAGTTTGCGGCACGTCCAGAAGTGACAAATCTTTTTCTGAATAACGTTGTTTCGCGTCCATTGACAACTAGTATCCGCAAAGTTAACGCTTTGCCTGGTATTGGTGGGGCTACAGTCAGTGTGCCTTCAAGCCAGCTTGATACTTATGGTATTGATGTTGGTGAATCAATGTTCTGCACAAACAGTCAGAAAAAGTACAACCAGCTTGACAAAGTCGGTACTGGATGGGGGGCGCCTGTCGGAGACAATGACATTCTGTTGATCTCTGATTACAACCGACGTATCGAACCAGACGGAACCATAACAATTGTTCCAACGGCTGAGATTCTTTATCCGTCGGCAATTGTGGAACAGCTGAAAAACCAGGTTGAGTTCTTAGATATTAAGAACCGTAGCCGTGATTGCATTGTTACCGTGACCGACCCAACGTTTTCTTCACTCGAACGTTTTGGGTGGCTGCCAATTATTGCGGCGGTTACCTATGTCGACGCGGAAAACAGTGCGATTCGTGCAAGAATGCACGCGACGTATATGGTTATCCAACCTACATACATCACTAATGCCCAAGGCCGAAAAGAGGTTACTGGGTTTACGGTTACGGATAAATTTAACTGGTGGGCAGACTCCGCGGCTATTGACCAGATTCGCGTCTTTGGTGGTTACGCCAACGGCCCTGAATCTCCGCAGTCAACCCTTGGTCCAATGAGGGCGTTCTATTATCTAAACGGCAATAGTCTGTCTTGCCACCTTAACAGTGGGGTAATGGGCAACACCACAGGGGACGCGTACACCTCAAACTTTAACTTTGCTTATAACAACCGAAACACTCGTCGTTGGACTAGTGCTTCTCAGCAAGGTAACAGTAGTGCAGGCGGTGGGGTGTTTATAACTCCTGATAACGGTATTGCAACGATGTACGACTGGGCTAACACAACCGGTGGTGCGGCCACTATTGTCAATGGGGTTGTAAACAGACCTGTAGTTGGGTCCGTGTATCCAGAAGTAGGCTGGGTGATCTTCTTTAAGACTGACATCAAAGTAGTCTTCAATGGAAAACCTTTTGTTCTTCCTTCTGGTACTATTGACCTGCGTGATATATCCCCTTCCCCACAAAACAAAACGTTTTATGTTTACGCAGCGCTCAGGAATGGTGTTCCTATTTACGAAGTTGTTGAGGAGAAGCGACTGGAAACTCCTTTCCAACTGTGGGCCA